TAACGGAAAAGCATTTTTTGATCCGTTTGACAGGCAAAAACACGTTATGCAACCTAAAAAAAGAGCGAACGACAAATGGGAACAGATATTTCGGCGTGGTACTTAGTATTTATTGCCAGAGAAAAGATGTATTGGTGGGACTATGTGTTTTGCAGAGGTAAATACAAACACGTTGCAGCCTTGGGCTTTGATCCCGAATTAGACCAATGGTATTTTTATGAGTGGTCGCTATACGGAATTTGCATAACGAAACTTACTGCAGACCATGTAGATGCAATGCTGGTTCATTTTTATAATACAGAAAGCGTGATACTTAGCGCCTTAGAGCCTGACATATCCTATAAACAGCCGTTTCACCCAATAGCCACCTGCGTAAGCGCAATGAAGCATCTGGTAAAGTTTAAAAGTTGGGCGTGGACGCCAACTCAGTTGTTTTGTGCGTACAAAAAAGCTGGTGCATCGGTTTGTTTTACACCTACCGAGTTATAGTGGAGAATCTGATGGGCGGTATTACAAAAAAATTATTTGGCGGTGGCGGTGGTGGAGACCCACAATTAGAGGCCGACAGAGCTGCAGCTGCAAGGGCCGCTGAAGAAGAACAGCGCAAGCAACAGGAAAAAGATCAACGACTTCGTAATGCTCGTATGCGAGGCCGGGTAGGCTATGCAAGTTTGCTAGGGGCTGGAACAGGCGAAAACCAAACGAAAAAAAATCTGTTGGGATAATTTATGACCCCTAAAGAAATTAAACAAAAAGCGGAAGCGGCGTTTAATAATAGAGATAAATTTAAACCGCTGTTTCAAGACGCTTATGATTACACTATGCCTACAAGACAGGGCTTTGATCACAGCGACTCGTTGGGACAATCAAGAACGGATCGTATATTTGACGAAACCGCTGTTGTTGGCGTAACGGAGTTTGCAGCCGAACTTCAGAGCAGTTTAATGCCCCCGTTTAGCCGTTGGGCAAATTTGGTCGCTGGAAGCGAAATAGAGGACGAAGACGAAGCCGAAGAAATAAATGAGGAACTTCAGTCCATTACGCAAAAAGTATTTGATTACATTGCAGCATCTAATTTTGATCAAGAAGTAAATGAAGCGTTGCATGATTTAGCGGTCGGCACGGGTATACTTCATGTAATGCCGGGAGATGCTATAGACCCTTTGCGGTTCCGGGCAATTCCATTAACGGAAATAGCTATAGAGGACGGGCCTGACGGTCAGATAGATGACATACATTACCGCAAGTTCTGCAAAATAGAACATTTGCCTATTATGTATCCTGATCTGCCAAAAGATATTTATGACGTTATAAAGTCAAAAAACCATACAGATGACCGAGTTGAATTAGTGCAAAGCACTATGAGAGACCGTAGTAAACCTAATATGAGACAATGGAATTATGTCGCACATATACCGTCTATAGAACAGGAAATAGCAAAAGAAACATACAAGGGAAGGGGTTCAAATCCTTGGATGCTGTTTCGATGGAGCAAGGCTGCAGGAGAAAGTTATGGTCGTGGCCCTGTAATAAATGCTCTACCTGCAATACGCACTTGTAATTTAACAGTGCAGTTAATTCTGGAAAACGCTGATATGGCGGTAACTGGAATGTGGCAAGCGGATGATGACGGGGTGATAAATCCAGATAGCATTAACCTTAGACCGGGAATCATCATCCCTCGCGCCCCCGGATCGAGAATTGATCCACTTCAGACCCCTGCACGTTTTGATGTGGGTCAGTTAGTCTTAGATGATATGCGTCACAACATCAGAAAGGCACTTTATAACCAGCAATTAGGCAGACCGCACGAAGCTACGCCAATGTCAGCAACAGAGGTTGCAGAACGTATGGCACAGTTAGCTAATGAAATCGGGCCAGCATTTGGACGCCTTATGAAAGAACTGGTGGAACCCGTTATACAGCGTGTTATCTACATCCTTAAAGATAAAGGCTTGATCCAAATACCCACTATTGACGGCAAACAAATACAAATTGTATCGCAGTCGCCTTTAGCTACGGCACAGCGTATGCAGGATGTTACAAATATGGATCAGTTTTTACAGCGTATGGTTAGTGTGTTTGGCCCACAAATACTGCAAGTTCTTGTTGATCAGGATAAAGCTGCAAAATGGTACGCAGAAAAACAACAGATTCCTTTGGATTTGCTACGCAAGCCAGAAGAACAAGCTGCATTACTGCAGGAAACAGTCGGGCAATTAGCGCCCGTATTGGAACAACAACGTGGAGAGCCTCCTATATGAAGCAAATAGCAAAGAGTACCGTAGCCCATTTAGCAACAAATTTTTTTGAATCAAAAGACGGAGACATAGTTTTAGAGTATTTGCGGTCAATAACAATGAATACAATATTGCAACCGCCGATAGACCCCTCAGAAGCGGTGTATATGGAGGGGAGAAGATCAGTATACGCCGACATAATGAAGTTAATTGAAACCTCTAACAAATTGAAAGCAGCAGAAAATGGATCAAATGAGCGAGTCACAAACATCTTCACCAGAGCAAGCAACAGAATCGGTGGAGACACAAGAACAGTCGATAGCTAGTAGACCTGATTATGTACCAGAGAAATTCTGGGATGCAGATAAAGGAGAAGCTAGGCTTCAGACGTTTAGCGAGTCATATACCCATTTGGAGCAAAAACTACATTCTAAGATGGATGATCTTCGCGCTGAAGTTAAAGCTGAAAGCCTTGCTAACAGGCCGGAAAATTCGTCGGACTATACGCTCCCTGAGTTGGAGGGTGTCGAGTTCCAAGATGAAGACCCCCTCTTATCCTTTTGGCGTGAGCAGGCGCACGGAATGGGTATGGATAACGATGGATTCCAAGAAGGAATCAAAAGCTATGTGGAAGCCCTGCAAGCGATGGCACCAAACGTCGATCAGGAATTAGAGAAATTAGGGGAAGATGGACAAACGCGCATTAACGCAATAAATGCTTGGGCTGATGCGAAGCTGTCTGAGGATACTAAAAACGCTCTTAATTCACTTGCTACAACGGCAGAAGGGGTTGTGGCTATAGAGGAAATGATGGCGCTCTCGCAGGTATCGTCAAACAGTGTTGACGGAGGACAGTCTGCTCCCGTCGCAGAATCACTGGAAGAACTGCAGGCGTTAATGAATGATCCGAAATACTGGGGCGCTGCCGGAGTGCGTGATCAAGGTTTAATAGATCGTGTTACAAAAGGGTTTGAACGCTTACAAAATGGCTGATGGTGGGGGAATATTATTATGCCTTATTCAAAAAAAGGGGGAAAAATTAAGCCGTATCCCGGCCCAACCTCAAAGTCGTCGCTTAAAAAAAAGTCTAAAAAACATAATAAAAGAATGGGTAAGTAGATGAGATGGGCAGAAATAGCGGTGTTAATATTTGCAGCATTTTTGCTGTTTATGTGGTTCCGCGTTCCGGCTAATGCTAATCCAAACAGCTATTTGCCGTGTTTGCCGACAAATCAAGTATTAGCTCAATTAACAAAACTAGGAGAAGAACGTATCTGGCGTGGGTTATCGGCAAAAGGGCATATAACAGAAATTTGGCTTAATAAAAAATCACTTAAATGGTCAGCAGTTGTTCATTTGCCGTCAGGTCACAGCTGTATGCCTGATGGTGGAGAACACGGGGAAGAGATAATTAAACCGGGGGCATAATGGAGGACGCATCGTTTCATACGCTTTTTTCGACTTACTGGCCTTTGCTGGTAGCGGTGCTGTCTTGTGTTGTGCTGTTTGCCAAAGCTTTTAACAGGCTTGACGTAATCGAAGAAAAAATAAAAACGCTGTTTCAGTTATGGAATGACCGCGACAAATAGCTTTTGTGCGTAGAATATTAAAAATCCTTTAGATACAGGTATAGCATCGGCCCAAAAGTATGGTGGTACTGGCCCGTAAGGAATAACCAGAGTAGCCCATCTGCTAGGAACAACCGTATTTTGTTATTAACTTTATAAAGGATTGGATAGTCAAATGGCAGCTCCTACCATTGATACCACCTTTATCTCGCAATTTGAGAGCGAAGTACACGTTGCGTTCCAACGCATGGGTTCTAAGCTCAGAAATACAGTTCGTGAGAAAAAGGTGACTGCTCAAGACGATACTTTTCCAAAAATCGGAAAAGGCGTTGCCGGGCAAAAAGCTAGGCATGGTAAAGTTCCATTGATGAACCTTGGACACTCAAAAGTTCAAGTCACAATGGCAGACTACTATGCTGGCGAACTTGTTGATAAACTCGATATGTTGAAAACCAACATTGATGAGCGACAAGTAACAGTACAGGCAATCGCTGGTGCGTTAGGCCGTAAAGTAGACGAAGTTCTGGTTACTGCTATGGACGCAGCAACTAACGACTCCGAAGCATCTGCTGGCGGTTTAACACTTGCTAAAGTACAGAATGTGCATACACGTATGGGTGACAGAGATGTTCCCGACGATGGTGCAAGATTCTGGCCCGTTAGCCCTGCTGGTTGGAACGATCTTATTGGCATTGATCAATTTTCTGATGCTGATTATATCGGCCCTGATCAGTTACCTTGGCCTACAGGCATTACAGCAAAACGCTGGTTTGGTTTCTTATACTGGTCATTCTCAGGTCTTGATGTAGACGGAAGCAGTGTACGCAAAAGTTTTGCATATCACCGTTCTGCAGTTGGCCTTGGCATGAACGCCGAACCACAAATTACGCCATCTTATGAGAACGAATATGCTGCGTTCTTGTTTGTTGGTTCACTGGCTCTTGGGTCTGTCATTATTGATAATGACGGTATCGAAGAAGTCAAATATACAGAATAGGGAGGTAATCATGGCGTTTTCTTTTGATACACTGTCCCGAATTGGTCAGACTGCTGGCAAAGCATCAGATGGTAGCAATGTTGATTGCACTATGTATATGTATGCAACAGCAGATGCCAAAAATACCGTTGACGCAGCAAATTACTTTAATACAGCATCATCTTTTTTGAATGTTGGTGACGTTATTTTAGTAAAAGCATCGGATGGAGTAGGTTGGGTACAAATCGACTCAAATGCTGGTGGTGCTGTTGACACAGCTGACGTGGATGCAATAACTGCAACCGACAGCAGGTAAGAATCCCTTCGGGGTATGGGGTGAGCATGGACGGTTTTCGGCTCTTTCATCGTTCGGCTCACCCTTTTTTTAAATAGGTAGGTGATCAGTGAGTAAAACAAAAATAGATTTAGTTAATTCTGCTCTTATTCTGGTTGGGGATAACCCTATTACTTCGCTGGATGACCAAACTACGCAAGCACTTGTCGCAAATACTGTGTTAGAAGATTTGATAGAAGCGGAATTGTTTGAAACGCGGTGGCGCTTTGCTAGTCAAACAACAACAACAAGTTTTATTCCTAGCATTACCCATCCTACGGGATTGGGTGTTTTTCAAATACCAAGCAACACCATTAGAGTTTGGAACGTATTAGAACGAGGCCGTTCTGTTTTAGGCGAATGGGAGATGGAAGGTGACAAACTGCTTATTGATGCTGATAGCAATAGTGTTATTTCTGTTGATCGTACTGTAGAACCGCCAGTAGGAAACTGGCCCCCACACTTTCGTATGTCCGTTATTTACGGATTAGCAAGCGTGTTTGCTTTAGCTTTAACCGAAAATGAAAATAAATCAAAAATGCTGTTAGCTGCAGGGGATACATACCGCAGAAAAGCAAGAGCGCAGGATGGCGGTCAATCATCACCTAGAGTTTTGAACACAGGACAAATGATGAGTGCAAGGCGTGGTGCGAGATCAGGTAACGAAGGACTACTTTAATGGCAAGAGCAATGTCCACAATTTCTACTTTCTCAAGTGGAGAATTAGACCCACGTATGCGTGGACGAACTGACCTAAAACATTATTTGCAGGGTGCTTTGCGGATGCGCAACTTTAGACAGTTAGCGCAAGGCGGTGTTTCAACACGACCCGGCACAGACCTGATTGGAGAGATTCCGGGAGAGGGAAGATTAATTCCTTTTGTGTTTAATGAAGCCCAAAGTTACATTTTAGCATTTACCGCAAACGTAATAACTATTTATAAATCGCCCGATTACGCTGTTGTTGACGAAATAGTTTCTCCGTATTCTGCGATGCAGATAAAAAAAATGGATTTTACACAATTCGCCGACACTATGATTCTCTGCCACGAAGATGTTGAGCCTCATAAATTAGAGCGCAGATCACAAACGGATTTCATTTTAAATGCTGTAACCTTTGATGTTAATGAAGATGAATCAAGATTACATCAACCGTATCACAAATTCAGCAGACCAGAAATTCATATAAAATTTCATCATCCTCAAGGCACTTATACTACTGGCACTGCTGTAACAGCGGGATTTTACACACAAAACTCAACAACCCCAGAAGTCGGTATTTGGAACGAAGATCACGTTGGCAAGCGATTTCAAATCATAGATACTGGTGACAGTAATAAGTTTAAGGAATTTGAAGTTAGTTCTATTGCCTCTAATGGTTATGATGCAACGGTAACTTTGAAAGAGGGCATTTCAACACAAGCGGCAGCTTTAACATTAGATTGGGGCGAGCCTTTATTTAGCCGTTTGCGAGGTTTTCCATCTACAGCGTGTTTCCGGGAAGGGCGATTGTGGTTTAATGGGCCTCCTTCAAGGCCATCCGGCTTAATTGCCAGCAAAATAGAGCAGTTTTTTAATTTTGATGTAGGAACCGCTGCTGATGATGACTCAATAGATTTCAACTGCGCAACATCCGAAGTGCGCAAAATAGAATATTTAATACCCGGAAGAGATTTAACAGTGTTAACTGATGGTGCGGAAATGTATATTTCTGTAGACGATGGTGAAGCTATTACTCCGGGTAACATAAATGTGCGACCTCAAACGTACTTTGGATGCAAACGTGTTAAACCGCACGTATTCGATAACGCTATATTGTTTGCACAGCGTGGTAACGGCAGAAATATAAGAGAATACCACTTTAAGGATTTAAACCAAGCATATACAAGCTCGTCAATTAGTATTTTGGCAGGGCATCTGGTGCAAACACCAATTGACAGCGCGGTTCTAACGTCATCTAATTTTGCGGAACAATATGCGTTTTTTGTAATGGAAAACGGTTCTATGGCTGTATTCCATTCTATAAGAGAAGAAGAAACAAGAGGCTGGTCTTTGTGGTATCCCGGTACGTCGGATTCGGGTCAAAATTCCGAAGTAACAACGTATAACAACTCGTCAGTAACTTATGCAAGCCAAAGTCAATTTATCAGTCAGATAGATTTATTTTCGTCCATGACCATCGGTGATAAGTATTTAAGTGTAGGAGTTGTTAATGATGATTTACTGGTTATTTCTCAAAGAAAAATTGCAGGGACAAATAAATATTTCCTAGAGCGATTTAATACCGACAGGTATTTTGATTTAGGTGTCACTGTAACGGCCCCCTCGCCGTCTCCTAGTGGCTCTAGGGTCTTTGGGGGGCTACACTCCTTTATTGGTCATAAAGTCGCTGTACGGGCGCGTAACGCCTTTATAGGCACATTTACTGTAGATGAACAATCTCAAATCACTTTACCAGTGACAATAGAGCCTCAAATAAGCATTGATGTTGGTGTTCCGTTTCTTGCATATTTAAAACCAATGCCTTTTGATGCATCAACAAGGGCAGGGCAGCTATCAGGGCGTAAACGGCGATTAAGCAAGCTGATCGTAGAAACATTTGATACATTGTCCTTAACAGCAGAAGATGAGGTGTTGCTGACGAGAAATGTACAAGAGGATTTATCTGGACAGCCAACTCCCCGATCCGGCCCTTATGAATTTAATTTTCTTGGCTACTCAAGAGAACCAACGGTTACATTGCTCTTAACAGAGCCAATGAAGGCAACTATATTATCAATGCAAGCGGAGTTAGCGTACTAATGGCAGACCCTTTAACAATAGCAACAGTCGCAAGTACGGTTGTAGGCGCGGCTTCATCAATAAGGCAGGGAAACATTGCAAAAGCGAGAGCAAAAGAGGCGGCTGCGCAACGCGACCTTGAAACCCAACGGCAATTAGCTCAGTTAAAGCGTGAAAGCGAAGAGAGAAAATCAAGAAATCGCGCATTAAGAGCTGCGTATGGCGGTGATAGTTCTACTCGCTCTGCCCTTGCTTTGACAGCCGAAAACCAAAGACGGGATGCTAGCAATCAATTAGCGGCCTCTATAACAGGGCGTAGTGCAAGTAGAAGTATGTTATTGCAAGGTAAAGAAGACGCAACAAGGGCATATGGAGACGCATTGTCTACAGTATTTGCTGGCGGTAAATCATTAATAGCTAAAAACTAGAGGCAAAAATGGCATTAGAGCGAGAAAAAACAAATGTAGCCATAGGTAATATGCCCTATGTGCGTCCGTCTAATGTTTTGGGCAGTCTTGCAAAAGAAGTTCAGCAAGAAGCAATTAAACGTCAAAAAGAGATAGATACAGAAAACGAGAATATAGAAATAGCAGAAAAAACTGCTTTGTTTTTTAATTCGTCGGCAGATATTGCGGCGAACCAAGAGCGTCCAGATGCAGAAGCGTTTGGGTTAGAGCTAAAAAAAACCTTTCAAAGAATTACATCCGAAAAAACAACGCCTAACCGTAGAGTGCGTAATAAATTACGTGCGAGCTTCCAAGGCATAATGAGTGCGCAGATAAACGGCATACTAAAAGAGCAGACTAAATTAGAAACTAAAGAAAATGTAGAGCGTGTCGAAAACAACATGAATCTTGCTATAGATATGGCAAATATAGAAAGAGAGACAGGGGTTGAAAATATTGGTGTACATAGGGCGAGGTTAGAGGAACTTGGCAAAGAATTGGTTGCACAAAGCAGAGGAACTATTTCGCCAAGTCAAGCAAACGCTATTGTTAGAAGTAAAATATTTGAAATGGAAGTTACAGGGATTGCGACTCGATACAGCGACATGATGGCAGACGGCAATGCTATTGGTGCAGAAAAATATTTAAACAATGCAATTGACGCATATGGCAAAAGTTTGAAGGAAGAAAGGGGGTTTCGTAAAATATTTGCCGAGGAACTAAAAATAAATGGGTTTGAGAGCAAAATTCAAAGAGCGCAAATATTGGAGTTCGCACGATTTGGGGGGATGACGCTAGACCAGCAAGAAAAATATTTAGCTGAAAATAGCGACAAAATGGAACCATCCATTTTTGAAACTTACAATGATTTAGTGATTTCCCGTCGCTTAGATATAACTGGCATTGATCTTGATGCGAGTTTAGCAAATATGCTGAAACTGCAAACTCCTAAGAATGTTGAAATTCTGGGGAGAAAACTTATTGATCAATATCCACGCCAAGCAGCCAAAATACGAAGTGCGGTGTTGAGCAACAAAAAACGCATTATAAGAGAGGCGGCAGAAGACAGCGCTAATGCGGCAAAATTACAGCAAAAAACAGAAGACGCCATTGATTACAAAAAATCTACAGAGGTGCAGAAAAAATGGCAATTGTTGCCCGAAAAGGCATTAACTCATAGCAGTAGCAATCGTCTCTATAATAGCAGTCAAGCAGCGAGCTTGAGTCATAGAAATGATGAGATTAAAAGAGTTCACAAATTGGTACAGGATAGAGGTAATGGTAAAACAGTTACCCCTCTTGATGTCAAATCTGAGCAAGCCCAGTTTATAGACGCTCAATTTGAGCGAATTGTCGGCAAAAAATTAAATGAATATCTTAATAATGAAGAGATGCCCCAAGACAGTGACCTTGCACTAAGAATCGGCGAGTCTATAAATCAATATAATTATATTCCAAAACAAATCAGAGAGCTGTTTACTTCTGATGTTTTGCAAATGCCCAGTTCTCAAATTAAAAAAGTTTCAGAAATTTATAACAGCATTGTCGAAGGTCACGGGAGACACTTAGATGAAGATGTAACTAACGTACTGCAAAATGTTCCGATTAATTTTAGAGAGTTTATGAGGTTTGCAAGAACAGGATCAATACAGCAAATAGACGCATTTAAAGAGGATGCTAGGGCAACGGAAGGCAAGTTAGTTGCAGGAAATATAGAAGCTAAAACAACTGCGACACTAGAAAATACAGAAGCAATACCTAATGCGCTTATTAAGGGCAATGTAGAAAGTTCGTATATGGGCCGTGCGTGGGATAAAGCATGGAACCAAGTAGGAGGGGATGCTTTATCAGTTTCGCCTTGGTGGTCAGCATACCTTACTGTAACTAGACCTTCTGCGTTAAGTTCGGCGTTTCAGTCATGGCGTATTGGAGGCTTTAGTGGAGTTTTAACAGGTTTTGAAGCAGAAGATTTTACTAGCACAATGGATCAGCAAACAAAAGGTTTGTACACCAATGCGCTTCGGCAGGTTTATGCAGAAAATCCTAACATATCGCAAGAGCAGGCGGCATCTTATGCAATAGATAAAATAGCAGATGTAACCACACCAAGTATATTTATGGCTGCAGACCCAGAACGTGCTGATGATGACAGGTCAAATCTTTACCAATTACACGCATATTCGCCGGAAGCAATGCTGATGAATGAAAAGTTATCGCCCGAAGTGCGCATGAGCCATGATGAAGTAAGCATTGCAATGATTGAAACTGCGCGACTTGCATTAGGATTAAATATGATAGAGTCGGGCAAAGGTGAAAAGTATTTAGAAGATATGTTTAATCTTCGCCCCGATGGGCCTGATAGGGTTTTGTTTAGCCCAGAGGCGAAAACAGGTAAATTAAAGGTAGATTTAGGTCTGTTAATGCTGTCAGGGCGACTTGCATTTAAAAATGGCAGAAAAGATGCAAAGACAGGTCAAATGTCCTATGAAATACATATTGCTACACAGGGGCTAGAAAGAAACGATAAATTTGTATGGAAGAAAATAAGGGTTCCGGGTAAAAGTGCCAGCACAGCTTACCATTTCCCAATAGGGAAAAATATTCCTGCATTAAAAAATCGTTCGTTTCACAGTGATCTTGCTCGGCTAGTTACATTTGCAAAAGACCCTTCAAGTTTAGGTGAAGCCGCTTTTTATAAAGCTAAATCAAGTCTCGGCAAAATGGTAGATTCGGTTGGAGAGTATTTTGACAGATGAAACTATTATTGATGATCCTGTAGAAGTAAATCCGTTACAGCCGTTAATAAATCAAGCTAAAGCAGAAAAAATTGAAGAGGAACGTCCTAATCTATTGCGTATAGATGTTCCTAATCTTGGGGATCATCCGCTTAGAGCTAATGAAACAGTTGATGAAGCGTCTGCCAGATATGGTTTTACGGTTCCAATGGGGCCAGATGCTAGGCACGACAAAGCAAACTTAGGCGTTACTCAGGCATATATGGCACAATGGGAAGCAGAGCGCCCTAAGGACGCTACATTAGCATGGCGTAATTTTAAAATGGGTATTGCGGATATGTTTCTTCCCGATGAGGAAATACTGGATAATATCCTGTACGCACTAAACGATACGATAGGCGAACCTGTTCCCGGTTTAGGGGGGCTTCTTCCATCACTTCCCGGCCTTACAGAATATTTAACGGTAAGGGATAGAAAGCTGTATACTCCTGACCCAAATTTTAATTTAGAGGAACGATTAGCTCAAGACGGAAACATAGACCTTATTGATCATTATAAAGGGTCTATTTTCCATAGTGAGGTAAAAAGTGAAGAAGCATATCAAATGCGTACAAAATATTTGATGAATGGTATTGAACGGCAACGTCAAATACAGGAAGCGCCTACAGCGTATAGCGTTGGTGAAGTTGCGTCTATTGCATTGTTGCCGGAAGCGTGGCTTGCCTTGGGTGTGCGAGGCGGTGTAAGGCAGATATTAAAGCAGTCTGCAAAAGTGGGTACATTGACAGCAATTCGGGAATTTCCACAAACAGACCAAACAGGAGATATGAGCGTAGCCGCAGCTAATACGTTTTTTGCAGGAGTAGGCACATTTGCGTTAGGTGGCCTGTTTCGTGTGGCAGGGATCGGTGGACAAGCTATAAAAACGCAACGTGGCACAAAAATGGATGCAGAAGAAGCAGCGGCACGTACATTTATGGGGGATGAGGTTGCAAACAACGCAGACATTTCTGCTCAAGATGGGGTGCTAAGACCGAAAAATGTTCCTGACCCAGAAGCAAAAGCTGCAGGAGCATCGGCTAGTGATACGGCAGAACGTCCTCAGACATTAGGAGAAGAACTGCAGGGAAACTCTGTAGAGAAGACTTGGGCTTTTGGCGATAGGGCGTCGCCAATATCCCGTATACTTAGCTCGTCAGATAATAATGCAAAACAACTTTTATTAGAAGTTTTTGAAGTTGTGCCGAAACTAATGAAAAATACTGCAG